AGTCGCTATCACACATAAATTCAAAAAACACATTCATTAAATCACTTGCTTTTTGCTCTAGCTGTTTGTCTGTCATAATTATCCTTTCTTTATGTGTTTAGTATCATCATGCATAGAACACCATTCATAAAAATTTTTCTCTTGTTGTTCTTCATCATTACAACCCCAAACACTATCGAACACGGGATCGTCACTTCTTAAATTATCAAATTCAAATCTTGCTTCTTCTTCTGTCATCACGCCCTCCAATAGTAATTGTCACCGTCAAATTCTGTTTGATTGTAATCCATGGCAACGGCGTCTGCCCAACCCCGCCAATCTATGTGATAGTGTAATGGATTGCTATCATCTTGACGGTCTAAATAACCAAAATCATATGCCATATCCTCACAATATTGTTCCCAATAATTTTCACGAATAAATGCTACGCCCATATCAAAGTTATCTTCACCAACCTCTTCAATCAGTTTTTTTATTTCTGCAATTCTGTCTATGTCGTATATTTCGTCCAACGTTTTTAATTCGTCTAACAAATCTCGACTATCAAATATATCACTCATTACTTAACCCTTTCTATGTCAAAACTATAATCTATTT